ATCAGGCATCGGGTAGCTCCTGTTAAAAAAGGTATTAGGAGGTCTTTAGTTATGTGGTTTGGAGGCCAACCTTTTAAATGAGTCAACTACATAGAAAAGTATTATTTCCAACTCCTATTTATTTTAAAGATATACCTAACTCAAAAAAATTAAACAAATATTTATTTAAACATATTAAAGCATGGCGTAAAGCTGAGCCAAAAGGTGAGGTAAAAACCAATTCTGGATTTGGTTGGCATAGTCCAACAAACATGAATGAAAAGAAAGAATATAATCCACTTACACAAGAGTTATTTAAAATGGCAGAAGAGTGTAATAAAGATTATGGTATACAACCTAAACTAGGATTAGGAAATATGTGGGCTAACGTAAGTCCTACTTATTCCTATAATAAAACACATACACATCCTAACTCATTATGGTCAGGTGTTTACTATGTAAAAGTACCAAAGAACTCTGGTAAGTTATTTTTAGAAGACCCAAGACCTGGACCTAATACCTACATGCCAAGACGAACAGACAATCTACCAGAACAATTATGGAGAGTGTGTGCTTATGAAGCTAAAGAAGGTAGAATGATATTTTTTCCATCATGGCAACCACACGGTGTAGATATAAATATGAACACAGAAAAGGGTGAAAAGAACTGGCGTATATCAGTGTCTTATAATTTTATACAAACATGAGTTTTAAAAAAAATAAATATCAAGTTATTAGAGGTGCTATATCAAAAGAACTAGCAGATATAGGATATACTTATTTACAAATATCAGCAGAGGCAGACCATTGGATGTTAGAAAACTATGTTACGCATTCAGGTAATTGGTTAGTTGGAAACTTTCACGATAAACAAGTGCCAGGATCCTATGCAAAATATGCAGACCGATTAATGGAAACATTACTTATTAAAACTATACCTGTAATGAAAGATAAAACAGGTTTAAATTTAATACCTACCTATTCTTATACAAGATTATATAGAACAGGTAATATATTAAATAGACATAAAGATAGACCTAGTTGTGAGATATCAACAACACTAAATCTAGGTGGTGATTCATGGCCTATATTTATTGATCCAACAGGAGCAGACAATGTTATTAAAGAATACGAAGGTATTATAAAACCTGGTGCACCTAAAGGAATAAAAGTTGACTTAAAGCCAGGAGATATGCTTATATACTCAGGCTGCGAACTAGAGCATTGGAGAGAACCTTTCCAAGGCAAACTATGCGGACAAGTGTTCTTACACTACAATCATGCAAATGGACCCTTTGCAAAGTCCAATTTGTATGATAAAAGACCTATGTTGGGTATACCCAAAACTCGTTGATTCACAACGCACTTTAATATAATCTGAGAAACATATGTTACAAAAAATAGGATTTCAACCTGGGTTTAATAAACAAGTCACTGCTACCGGTGGTGAAAATCAATGGATAGATGGTGATAATGTTAGGTTTAGATATGGCACACCTGAAAAAATAGGTGGTTGGGCACAGTTAGGATCTACAGAACTTACAGGAAGAAACACAGCTATACATCATTTCGTAAACGCAACAGGTATTAAATATGCTGCGTTAGGAACTAACAAAGTTTTATATGTATACTCAGGTGGTATCTTCTATGACGTACACCCTATAAGAGCAACGTCAACTTTAACAAGTGCATTTACAACTACAAACGGATCAGCAACAGTTACAATAACTTTTGCATCAGACCATGGATTAAATATTGGTGATGTTATTTTATTAGACAATTTTTCAACTATCACTAATTCTAATTTTGCAGCTGGAGATTTTAACGATATTAAATTTGAAATTAAAACTATTCCAACAGATACAACTTGTACAATCACTATGCCTTCTAGCGAAAGTGGTTCTGGTGCAACAACTTCTGGTGGTATTAGAGTACAAGCTTATTTTAGAGTAGGACCTGCTGTAGAATCAGCAGCTACGGGTTGGTCACTAGGTCAATGGGGCGGAACACAATCAGGACAATTTATATCTACATTAGATGGAGGTATTAATGCATCAGTTACAAGTTTAACTTTAGCTAGTGCTACATCGTTTCCATCATCAGGTACAGTAATTATTGGAGCAGAACTTATTACATACAGTTCTAAAAGCGGTAACACTTTATCAGGTTTAAGTCGTGGTGCATCAGGGACCACGGCAGCTATACACTCAGATGGAGCACAAGTTATAGATGCTGCTACATATGCTGGTTTTGGTGCAGCTCCGTCAGGAGACATAATTACAGCACCTGGTCTATGGTCATTAGATAATTTTGGTAATAAATTAGTTGCAACTATATTTGGTGGTGAAACTTTTACATGGGATGCAGATGATGCAAACGCAGTTACAACAAGAGCAGCTATAGCAAGTGGTGCACCTACAGCATCACGTGATATGTTAGTATCTACACCAGATCGACACTTAGTATTTTTTGGAACAGAAACAACTATTGGAACAAAATCTACACAAGATCAAATGTTTATAAGATTCTCGGACCAAGAAGATATTACATCGTATACACCTACAGCAAACAATACTGCAGGTACACAAAGACTGGCCGACGGATCACGGATCATGGGAGCACTTAGAGGTAGAAATGCAATTTATGTATGGACAGACACAGCATTATTTTTAATGCGTTTTGTTGGTGCACCTTTTACATTTGCCTTTGAACAAGTAGGAACTAACTGTGGATTGATAGGTAAGAACGCTGCAGTAGAAGTTGACGGTACAGTTTACTGGATGTCAGAAAATGGTTTCTTTAGATATGGTGGACAACTAGAATCATTACCTTGCTTAGTAGAAGATTTTGTTTTTGATGATTTAAACACAGTAACTAAACAACACGTTAATGCAGGACTAAACAATTTGTTTGGTGAGATAAATTGGTTTTATGTATCTTCTGGTGCTAATACAGTTAATAGAGTTGTAACTTATAATTATTTAGATTCTACAGCACAAAGACCTGTATGGACTACAGGTACATTAGATAGAACAGCTTGGTCAGACTCAGCTATTTTTGGTAAACCACATGCTACACAATACGATACATCTACAAACGGTTCATCAACTTCATCTACTTATGTAGAAGGAAATACGGATGGCGTTTCTATATACTATGAACACGAAACAGGATTAAACCAAGTTAAAGAAGGAGCAGAAACTGCTATCGCTGCAAATATAGAATCAGGAGATTTTGATATAAGTATAAACAGAAATGGTGCAGCTGATATTAGAGGAGATGGTGAATACATAATGAAAGTTAGAAGAGTCATACCAGACTTTTTATCTCAAACAGGAGATGCAACAGTTACATTACAGTTAAGAGATTTTCCAACTGACGTGGAAGCAAGTTCGTCACTAGGACCATTTACAGTTACAACAAGCACTAAAAAAATAGACACACGTGCAAGAGCACGTGCTATATCATTAAAAGTTTCTAACACAAGTACAAGTCAGTTTTGGAAACTTGGAACATTTAGATTAGATATACAACCAGACGGAAGAAGATAATGGCATTAACAAAAGAAGATATTAGTATACAGGGAACTGGTGGCTATGGTACTTTAAGTTACACTCCAGAACCAGGTGAAAATATAGAAGGAACAGCTGGAGACATTGCAGCAGAAACTGCAACAAGTGGTATTGTGTCTTCAGACGCAAGTGCAGAACTTGCAGGACAAGCACCAAACATAGTTGTACCTGTTAATCAAAGTAGTGATAGTGATAGTGAAGGACTAACAATTGCACCTGGAACAGGTGTTACAAGTCAAATAGATTTAAACGATATATCTGATAAGCCTTTACTTAATTTTGGTCTTAGAGCTGGATTAGCAAGCATGTTTCCTTTTTTAACTCCTTTTCTTGCAGCAGATACTGCATATCAATATACTCAAGACAGGGCTGAAGAAAAAAAAGAATTAGAACGTCAAGCACAATTAGGTTTACAATCAAGTTTAGATGATACAGATCCTGAGGATGTTGGATTTACTTCTGTTGCTGATCAAGAATTTGCAGAAACAGGAGATTATGATGTTTATTCTGATACACCTACAGGACCAGTGGGAGCTCAATTTGGAGATCCAACATATGCGGACCCTGGTGTAGATGCAGAAGAAAATCAGCCAACTTACACGGCACCCGCACCCGCAGTAGACTATGGATATGATGCAAATGTTGGTTATCAAGATAGTGGTAGTGATAGTGATGATTCTAGTTCTGGTGGCACTACTGGAGAAGGGTATGGCGGAGGTTATGGAAGTGATTATGGTTTTGCTGTTGGTGGTATAGTAAGATTAAGAAAAAATAAACAAAATAGTCGTATACATGACCGTAGAAAAAGGTTAGCAATGGGAGGCATAGCAAGTTTATATGGCTAGAATAACACAGGTATTAACATTTCCGTCAAAGGAATACAGTCAACTAAATGCTCAATCTTTAAACAGAGATTTAGATGCTGTACTACAGAAACTTAACACAACGTTTCAACAAGATTTAAAAGATGAAATAGAAGCGTTTAATTTTTTTATAAACTAATGGCAAATTCTTTCGTAAATAAAAAAGTAGACTTAACAACAACTAGTGCTACTACATTATACACAGTGCCTACAGCTACAACAGCGGTGATAAAATCCATACTAGTGTCAGAAGACTCAGGTAATGCTGATACAATAACGGTCACTATTACTGACACAAGTGATGCAGTATTTAGTCTATTTAAGACTAAAGCTATATCAGCTAACGCAACTGTAGAATTACTGACAGCTCCTCTAGTATTACAAGAGAGTGAAGTGTTAAAAGTGACAGCAGCAACGGCAAATAGACTACATGTAGTCTTATCTGCAATACAAATTAAACCACGAGAAGTAACAACATAGGCTTGATTTGTTATGAAAAAACTAATAAAACTATAAAATGGCAATAAGTAGATCCCAACAACCCAGACAGAATTACGGCTTAGGTAGCTTTGTTAAAAAAGCAGTTAGTAAAGTAACTAAACCACTTGTTAAAGTAGCACAAAAAATAGTACCTAAAGAAATTGCAGGTATAGCTAGAGTGGCTGCTCCTTTTTTACCACCAGGTTATAGAGAAGCTGCTTACTTTGCAGGCACAGCAAAACAAAAAGGTAGAATAAGTCCTTTAGATTTAGCTTTTATGGCAGCGCCGTACGCAAGATTTTCAAGAGCGCCTACTCAAGGTGGGGGTATATTTGGAACAAACACAAATTTTAGATTTGGTCAAGGAACAACACAGGATTACGGACTTAGAGATTTAATTACTGGAGGTGAACGAGGTGGTTATTTTGAAGGCATTGGTGGTGAAGGTTTATTAGGAAAAATACCAGGCGCAACTGATTATGGTTTAAAAGCAGATGAATTTTTATTTGGCTCACCTGCAATAGAAGATAGTTATGGAATAGGAACATCAGGAACTGAAGCAGGAGAAGTAACTTTTCCAATAACTGGTAGAGGTGATACTCCTGGTATAATTGGTAAAGGTGGAGAGATGTCAACATTTTTTGGTGTAGGAGATTCACCAAAAATTTTAGAATCTAAATTAGGACAACTAGCTTTAGGTCAAAAAGACAATCCTTTAACTTCTTTTAATGAAGCTAAAAAATTAAGTAAATTAAAATTAGGTTCATGGGGATTAGGTATTTATTCTGGTATACAAGCTAAAAAATATAAAGATGAACAAGAAGCAGCAGATGCAGCAGAACAAGCATTGTTGGCAGAAGATTCGGCAGCGTCAGAAGCAGCCATAGCAAATGCCAGAGAATGGGCGCAAACAGTATTTGGTAGATTAAGTCGTGAAGACATAGGATTAAAATATGCACAAGGTGGCAGAATAGGTTATGCTGATGCAGGCCCTGTATTACCCCCTGACCCAACACAACCTGTAAATCCTTTTGCACCAAAACCAACAGGACCAGTATTACCTAATAAAGAAATGGCAGAAACTAATTCTATGAAGCTATTAGAAGACATGGCTATGCAGCTTTTTGGCAAACCTTTAGATCAATTAGATGATAGACAAAGAGAGATGATTATGAGTTTTATGAAACCACAAGCCGCAAACGGTGGTCTAATGAGAACTAATTATGCTTTAGGCACTAAACCAGAGCCAAAAGAAAGTGGCCTTGGAGGGCTTCCAAT